GCCACCGGCCCGGCTACCTGCTGGCTGCCATCTGCGCCCGTGATCGGGTTCACCAGCAGATAGGGGTAGTTGCGCAGGTTGTCCTCGGCCCACATCACCTGGTGGCCGGCGACCTGCTCAGGCACCAAGATCGGCTTCTCGACACTCGACAGCGCACTGATCTCGCCGAGCTTGGACAACTGCATGTTCTTCAGGCGCTGCGCATCCTTGGCGAAGCGCACCACACCTGAGCAACGCTCGATGTTGTCGATGAACCAGCGCTTGCCATAGATCGGCACGATGGGGATGCAGTTGCCGGCGATGTAGCCAGCGTCATCCAACACCTTGCCACCGGACATGATGTACTTGTGAACCTTCTTGCGCTTGACCTTCTTCTGGCGCACCTCGATGCTGCCAATCGCCGACAGCGTGGCCTCCAACTCGGGGTCGTTCTCGAAGTCAAACTCGCTGTACCGCTCCTCGGTGCCGTCGATGGCCTGGAAGACGCGGATCGTCTCGGGCTTGTACTCGACGCGGTAGTACTCGGCCACGAACACCACATCTGGTGTACACCAGTCAAACTCGTACTGGTGGATCTCCTTGGGCCATGTAGTCGGATCGTCCCCGTACTCAGCCTTGTAGGCGTCGCGGGTCATGCTGGTCAGCACGAAGCATCGCTTGGCGTCTGCCTTGTCCTGACGCTTGGCGTCGAGGTCAAAGAACACGCTGCTGTCGGCGTCGAAGATCGGCTCGATGTAGATGCGCTGATGATCGGTCTCGTCGTCTTCCTCGTCTTCGTAGGCCGTGCGCAGACGCCAGGCACCAAACCCACCTGTAATCGCTTCGTCGAAGGCGTTGTCGTACGCCTCGTTGGCGGTGCTGTCCTGCTCGTCGGCGCGGTAGAGTTTGTTGCAGGTGTCGGCCAGGCTTGTCGCGTCGGTGCCGTCCTTGCTGATGAAGTCCACCGTGACGCGGTTGTTGCGATACTCGTTGATGATCCGAGTAATGGCCAGGGCGATCTTGTTGACCTCGAACCGCGGCTTGTTCTCAAACTGATCGCCAAGCGGGCCTTCCCACGTAGCACCCGAAATAGTGGCGAATCGTCTGTCTTGCAAACACTGCAGCCGTTCGTCACGAACCGCGGTTTGGATGTTGTCGAACTCCCGCAGTGCTTCCTGATGGATAGTCGAGAGGCGCTGATCGTTCGAGATGCGTGCCATGTCAGGCCCTTTGCTGAGTGCCCCAGAAGTTTACAACCGGCTTGGCATAGTACGAAGGTGCGGCTGCAGAGTATGACATGCCACTCGCGTCGGTGTTGACCGGGAACGCGAAGGTAACGGCGATGGCGTCGGCCGCGTCGGGTGAGGCGAGTCCTCGGGCCTTCATCTCCTTCTTCGACTCCAGGAACAGTTTACCCGAGGAGTCGGGCTTGACTCGCGGGCCTACAAGGTCGTCACGCAACTGCTTGTCCTGTGGAACGCTGGCTGTCTTGAGCCACTCCTTGACCGCGCCCCACATCTCCGAGCGTCGGTTGCCCCAGGTGATGGGGCGCAGCGCCTTCCAGCCGAAGTTCACACCGCGCACCTTGTAACGCTGCTCGTTGAGTCTGTCAAGGATGCCGTAGCCCAGGCCACCCTCGTCGATGACGGTCATGGCCGGCCGGTACTGCTCGATGGCGGCGATGACGTGTCCGACCACCGTCATGGTGTCGTCGCCCTTGTAGCGCAGGATCCGCGTGATGTCCCGCCCCTGGCGCACGACGATGACGGTCGAGTCGGCCCCGCCCCGGGCCGGGTCCACGCCGATGATGATCGGTGCGCTCATGTCCTTGTGCGGCGGCCGGCGCATCGCCTCGTCCACCAGCGCCAGGTTGATGAACTGGTCGTCCCCGGTCGATGGAAACTCACCGTAGACCTCGATGCGCGCCTCGCGGCTGTCCTCACCGTACTCGGCGATGATCTGTTCGTAGACGCCCTTGTCGGTGCCCTCGACCGTGCGAGCGTCGATGTTGCGCGTGACCCAGAAGTCCCGTTTGGCGTTGAAGCACTCGTAGAAATACCCGGTGTTGCGCCGCGGGTTACTGAACGCAAGCCAGTACCGATCGACGATGGGCTCGGTGAAGAAGCCCGCGGCCACTGACCAGATCCCGTCCGGGATGCCGCTCGCCTCGTCGAAGATGACCATCATGCCGTCCTGGTTGTGCACCCCGGCGTAGGCATCTGGGTTCTCCTCCGACCACAGCTTCCCCTCGGCGCCCCAGTAGCGAGTGCCCTTCTTGAGGTCCCGCTCGACCAGCGTGGTCATCCACGCCGCGGGTACGAGCTTGGTCGCCGACGGCTCCCACCAGTGGGCGTTGATGACCATCGTGGCCCACTTGGTCAGCTCGCCCCAGGTCACGTTGCGCAACTGGCTCTCGCTGTTTGCCGAGACGATGACGGTCGATCCGATGCGAGTGGTGAGCATCCACAGGATGAGCCACGACACCAGTGCGCTCTTCCCGATCCCCCGCCCCGAGGCCACCGCTGCACGCAGGGCCTGCAGCACGGCGTCCGGTGACCGGTTCTCCCGGATGTGCTTGGTGATCGTCCTGAGCACGTCCCTCTGCCAGCGGCGCGGTCCGCTGAACCGTTCCAGCGGGGTGTTCTTCTGCCCCCACGGGAACGCGAACAGCACGAACGCCTCGGGGTCATCGACGATGGTCTGCGACCACAACTGAGACATGAGCATCTGCTCATCGTCGGGCGCGTAACGCGGCTGCTGTGCCATCAGTCGTTGCTGTCGTTGTGCTCGATCTGAGGCGTGTCCACCCCGTCATCGATGTCCACCGTCGTCACGTCCGTCAGCAGCCGGGAGCGTGCCTGCTCCAGTGCTGCGGTGATGCTGATCGACTGGTTGACCTCTACCTGCTTGATGTCGCCGTACTGCTTGCGATTGTCAGCGCCCATGAGCCACTTGTAGGTGTCGATCTTGAGCTTGGACCGCGCTACGTCCTCGACGCTGTCCTCAGCCTCGGCAATCTCCACGATGCGTCCCGCCCACCACTCCGTGCGAAGCTCCTTCGCCTCCTTGTAGCGTTCGTAACGCTGGGGGTCACGCTTGATCCACCTCCAGAAAGCGTCGTACTCGATGTCGCGCAGATCGTCCCTGACGATGGCGTTGAGCGAGCGCCCCTTGGTCATCTCCGTCAGCACGCGCTCGAACATGGCCGCGAACGAGGCATCGAGGAGCGCACGGGTGGCTCGACGATGTTCTGCCGGACTGATGTCGAGTGGGGGCGTCTGCATTGCGACGCTGTGACTAGGTGCCAGCCAGTCGGGAATAGACGGCTGAGCGAGGGCCTGGGTTTGCTGCTCCATAGGGGGATGGTATCACGATGGTTGGTCGAGTTGGCAGCCTTGGTTGATGTGTCGCAGTGTCACTGGTGGGGATGGGGCAATGAGTCAATGGATAAATTATAAAAATGTGCGCTGAAAAAATTGACTCTGGGGGTTACGTTTTTGGTCACTGCCCCGCCGCCAATCGTTGGGGTACCCCTAGCACCCTTGATCCACCGGACCATCGTCCAGGGCGCAGCCCGTCGCATCCAGGGCGCAATGGGTCAATGGCTAGGCGCAGCATTGGCAGGGGTTGACCCATTGGAGCGGGAATCCGTGTCAATGGGTGCGGGAATCCGTGTCAATGGGTGCGGTTCGAGTGCCTGCGACGGTGCGACTTTGATAGTTCGAATTTGAGGGTTAGAGACCTTTTTTAATTTAGTCCAGAATCCACCCCCTCGCTCCCAGTCACAGTGTCACAGGCACCACAGTCATCGCATTGGCACAATACCCCTATGCTTCAATGGGACAATGCAACCTGTTACATTACGTCATCGGATCAATCCCTGATCCGGCAACCCGGAGTCCCTGTCATGTCCTACGCCCACTTCAACACCTACCCCGTGACCTCCTCGTTTTGGATCGACTACACGTCAGACATCGTGGACGGTATTGTTCCGGTGGCTACACGCGACAACCAGAACTGGTACTTCGATGACGGCGCGTACAGTGTCTATGACTACTACCACCGTGGCTATGACGGTGACGACATGCACCCTGCAATGGTCGAGTGGGAGCGTGTCGTCCGTGAAGTCGTCTGCCCCAAACTCGCCGAGTGCTCGCACGGTCACGCTGTCAGCTTCAACATCAACGGCTTGTCGTGGACGTTCACGCGCAACGACATGCTCGACGACTGCGGCATGCCTATCGACCAGTTCTAAGGAGCCCTTGCCATGATCCACCCTCGCATCCTCTCCCACTACCTCTTCAATCGCACGGAATGCCAAGCATGCCCCGTCGACGCGTGCGCAGACTGCGCGCACTACTGGGGCATCCACGTGCGCACCCTCTCAGCATTCCTTCGCGCCATCGGTGTGGATGCCGATCACCTTTGCAATATCTAACCCGGATCAAACACCATGCGCACCCGTCCCATTGACATCATCTTTGCTTGCGCTTTCGGCGCAACCCTCGGGCTTCTGCTCGCTTTCGGTATCTAACCCCATCACACATCAGGAGAGACAACATGACTGACCGCACATACAACGGCTGGACCAATCGCGCCACATGGCTCGTTAACGTCTGGTTCAACCCCGAGACGCGCGAGGATGTGGAATCCGCCCGCTACGCCATCGAAGAGGCAGAGGAGTCTATCCCCGACTTCATGCGTGACTTCTTGTGTACCGATGAAATCAACTGGACCGAGCTGCTGGAGCACTTCGAAGAGACCGAAGAGGAGTCCGAAGAATGAAGCCCGGTTATTACCTTGTGACGCCCGACTATGAGAGGCGTTTCATCTCCGCGCGCGTCAACGCTGCAGCGCTTGAAAAGCTATGCAACAGATACCTAACCGAGGAGACGGGCTGGCAATACTGGATTGACTACCTGCATGGCCCGGACATTTTCGGGAACCCGCATTGGTCCAACGTGGACCAAACTGATAACTTCTTGGATTGACAGATGAGCCGCAGCAACCCCCAGCACCGGGAACCCCCAGCACGAACCCCGAGGCGGCCCGTGTGGCCCTTCCCGGCCTCGCCGCTGCACTACCCTCTCGCTCCACCGATCGAGCGCCCTACGCGCCCGACTAAGCCCGACCATGCATCGATGCCCGATGCACCATTCTGAAAGGATCCCGCACCATGACAACAATCATTCGCCGGCCTGACGGTACCCTGAGCACCTATACGGTGACAAACCCTGCAATATGGGCGGCGCTGCAAGCCGTGAAGCCGGCCAAGAAACCGCGCGCCAAAGCCGATAAACGAAAGTACCCGTCGCAGGCCCTGAGCACTGCCGACTATGTGGCGCAATACTTTGCGCTGAACACCCGCAGCCGCACGGGTGAAATCAACGCTTACGGCGCGCACCTCGACCATCGGACCCTGTACCAGCCGTTGAACGAAAAGCCGTGGCACTGGGCGCCCGACACGGTTGAAATCGAAACGGTGGAGGACTGACCATGCCTTACATCCCCTGCCTTGACCCCGACAAACCCTTGACCCGCTCAGAGCTTGCCGATGAGCGCTGGGAGCGCCGCCGCGCCCGCGTGCTCACCCGTGCGCACGTAGAGCGCCTGGAAGCCGCCCTACGCTGGGCGCTCGAACAGATAGACGATGACCTCGACCCCGATCATCAGGACGCCCTGGCTGATGCATGGTCACTGGTGGAGGGTATCGAATGATCCTAGCCCTTCTCGCCGCCCTGGCCGCCGCCATCATCGCCGCTATTCTTCTGGACGACTAACCCCATGACCACACAATCGAACGAACCCAAAGCCCCCAAGCCCGTCGGCCGCCCCCGGGTCCACGCCAAGCGAGACACGGCCACCGCCGCCCGTCTCCTGGCCACGCAGACCCGGCTCGGACTGACTGACGCCAGCATGGCCCGGTATCTCGGTGTGCCCGTCTCCACCTGGCGCAACTGGGCCTGTGGGCACCGGGAGCCGGGAGCGGTCACCGCTCGACTGCTCGACGTGCTGGACGCCGTGGAGTGCCTGGCGCCCGAGATGCACAAGCACTTGCTGCCGTAGAGGTGCGCGCACCAAAGAAAAACCCGGCCTTGTGCCGGGTTTCTTTTTGCCTGGCAGCGCTCAAGCCGCCCGCTGATCCTCTTCGTCCATCCACTCCTCGAAGTGCGGCACCGTGCGCCGCTCAAGGCCCGCGATGGTGCGCCGCTCATCCTCGGCCCGCTGGCGGGCCTTGATGATCTCGGTCCTC